GCGTTTTTCTAGGTTCTAAATTTATGTTCTTATCCTTAGCAACTCTGTTTCTTATAGCATCAGCTTTACCTTGCTCATAAAAATGTTTAGCAATAGTGTCAGCATTCATAGCTGTATATAAAGATTTATGATAACCCTCCGTGTCTTCAATAGTTAATTGATCTTTGCCAACAAACTTGTTTACAAAATTATTAAGATCACTTTGAGTTGTCTTTACTTTATCAACATCTTTAACATTAAATCTGTATTTTTTATCTCCGACATTATATTCAAAACCTTTGAAATTTTGTCCAAAGAAACTATCAGTTTTATTTAAAAATGTTCTTTTGCTTTTTTCAGATAACTTCTTCTGTTCTTCAGAATCTTTATTGTGTTTATGATAGAAATTAACAGCTTCTTGTTGTTCATTGGTCAACTTTGACCCAGCTTTAATTTCCTCATAGTATTTAGACTTTTGCCCGTCTAAGTGGGCTCTAGCCTCGGCAACTTGCTCTTTGAGGGCTATTTTCTTTTTACGTATATCTTTTTCATCATCGACACTATCATCATAACCAAAATTATCTTCTAATAAAAAAGATCTTTCTTCTGGTGTTAAATGAGATTTTGTTTCTCGATAATACTCGTTTAATACATCAGAGTCGTCCATTTCTTTAACGTCTCTGTTTAATTTTACGTAGTCGTTCAAATCACCACCCGTTTCGCTCATAAACTCTACAAGTTTTTGAACTCCTTCTGGCAAAGGCTCTCCAGTTAACTCTGATTCAGCTATTGCTTCCTCAACAGTCTCTTGAGCTTCTTTTACCTCTTCTTCAGTGACTTCTTCCATTATTGGTTGTTCAGTCTCAGTAAGGTTTTCGTCTACGTTTACTTTTGTTATACCACCCTCTTCTTCTATTTGAGGAGCTTTATCTAAATCTATTTTAATTACGCCGTCATCTCCAGCACTTTCAAATTTAGATTCATCTATTGGTTCTTCAGCAACCTCTTCTACAGGTTGCTCTACATTTTCATCTGTTGTTTCTTCAACAGAGTCAGTTACTTCTTCAGCAACTTCTTCGTTTAGTTCTATCATAATAAAATTTTATAAAATATTAAATATTAAAGTTGGATGTCTTCCATACCCGCTCCTCCCGTAAGTATATCATTACCAGAAGATTCGAATTTTTTAAGAGATTCACCCTCTTTTCTTTTATCAATCATTTGCATTTGACGATCTGCTTGTTGATCCACTCTTTGATCTCTTCTATCTTCTCTTACGCCTTCCATTTGATTGTTGTTTTGTTGTTTCATTCCTTCTAACTGAGAATTTAATTCAAATTCAAATTGCATTAACTCTTTTTTAGCTTGTACCTCTTGTTGTAAGTATTGAATTTTTAATTGACTTCTAGTTTGTTCTATCTGTGCATCAATCTGCATTTTTTGTTGATTCTTTTGCATTTCAGCTTGAGCAGATGCTTGTTGAGCTTGAGCATTAGCTTGAGATTGCGCTTGCATATTTTGTTGCTGCATTTGTTGATCTCTTTTTTGTTTAGCTTTTCTTTTTACTTTTAACAGCTGATTTGCGAGTTTTAAATTTCTAACATTACGTAAATCAATAGCATCATCTAAATCTATTAATTGCTGAGCTAATGCAGCTTGTATATTGTTTTCTAATAATTGTTTTTCTTCTTCATCAGGCATTAATTCAATAAATATACCAAAGTCATAAAGATGTAGATTCTCCATTTCTTCTAATGTAGAAACGTTGTGTGCTCCAAGAGCTCTTACAAAAGCATCTTTAGTAGGTGAGTACTCAATTATATCAGATATTCTTAATGATAAACACTCAGCAACCTCAGCTGTTATAAACAACATAGATTGTAATACATGCCTTGTGGCTGTGTTAGAGTTAGCCGCTGCTATTTTTTGCACGCCAACTAAAGCATTTCTATCTGGAGTACTAGCATCTCTCGCTTCATTTAACCCGGTCACATCTCTTATCATTTGAAGATAATAGTTGTATGTAGTTATTAAACTTTGTAACTTACCGCTATTAACACCATTGCTGATTTGTTGTATTGGAACTTTGCCTGGATTCATGTCTCCTTCAGATGTGAAACTTCTACCTATAACACTACCAGTTTGGAAGAACATATTTAAAGCTTCTTGCGGACTATAGTTTGTTCCATTACCAAGATCAATTTCAGCTAAACCATCAGCATCTAAATAAACGCCATCTGGTACCATCCTTGCCATTACTTGTTGTAACTTTAAGTGAGTTAATTGAATCATATCTGCAAAACCAGTTATTCTACCAACCAAACTTTCTATTCTGCCTTCGTATATTCTTGGTGCTACTATTTGATAATTCATTTTAACTCTACTAAAATCAGAATCTGATCTCATCATATTAGGACACATTCTCCATCTTAGTATTCTATCAGAGCCTACAATGTAAACACCTTCATATAAAGTCTCGACAACTCTTTCTAATCTTTCAAAATCACCCTCTAAATTACTAGGTGGATTAAAAGTATCATCTTTCTCTATTATTTTATCACCACCTGCTGCAGTTGACTTTAATTTGTAAACATTGTTCATATGTGTTTTATAATTAAAATATAAAACTTGAACTTTATTTTTATCTCTGTTTGTTACGTAATCTATAGGATATGAATATTTATCAACTATATCTTTTATATCACCCTCATTTAATTCAGGAAATTCTTTTACTAATTCGTTTATTGGTATTTCTTTTAATTCACCAATGTAATACAAATCTTCAAAATAAGGAGATTCTGTGTGTGAATACACAAGATCTGCTGGGTCGACGTATTGTGCTTTAGCTCCATTACTAAAATCAAAAGTAGTTTTTGTAGCACCTATACCAAGTACGGTCAAATCATATAGAACTCTTCTTCTTATTAAGTCATAATCACTATCCTCCATTAACACATTTATAGCTTGCTCTTCTGCTAATTCTACCGCTTGCTTGTAATTTAATTGCATATGTAGCGCTAGTTCTTCTTCTGTATCTGGCAAAGTTTCAGCATCATTTTCTCTTAATTCTATACCTAATTGTTCTGAGGCCATTTTATCAAACTCTTTAGCCCTCATATCACGTAGTATAGACTGCATATACTCAGTTCTTTTACTTACGCCGTAAGCGTCTTGAGAAAAACAATTTATTTCGTAATTTCTTTGTGCCATACCATTAACAACAATATCAACAAATTTAGGTATAATAGGTACAGGCTTCCAGTCTAGATTAAGATAAGATAAATCACCATTTATAGATAATTCATTTTTATATTTTTGTATAGGTTGCTCTCCTCTTGCGTATAATCTTAGTGTGTGAAAATTGTTCTTATGACTATTGTATTTAGATGTAGCGCCTGAAAACCATTCATGCCTTATTGCTCTTGCTACTTTTAAACCGTAGTCCTCACTTAGTTTTTCTAAATCGCTTACTGCTTGTGATGGAAAATGTATAGAGTGTTCTGATCTCATATTTTACTTTTAATTATCTGTGATGAAAATCCTTTATTATTATATTTTGATATACTTAAATTTAATGCTTCTTTTTTCTGCTTGGGGTTAGGTCTATACAAGTGCCTATTACAGGCCATTACCGCTAATCCAGTACTTATTGAAGCATCGTGTTTTGTTCTTTTGTTTATGTCAAATTTTGACCAGTCATTTAAAGCTTCGTTAAAATACATAGTACCATACGTACCATCTTTTAATAGTCCAACGTGGTCATTGATATACATTTCAATTGCTGCTGCGTGAGCTTGTTTTATGTCTTCACTAGAGTTTGGTATTCCACCAACTTCTTTTTCTGCAACTGATAACTTGTTCCATATTTTATCTGGTCTGTTCATACTAAAACCTCTGTATCCTCTTCTACGTAAATAGTACAACAACCTTGGTTTATTATTCTCTGCGAGTATTGGCATACCATAGAAAACTAGTGCCATTAAAACATCTTCAAAAAATATTTCAGCTGTTTGTGGCCTTGCTATATATTCTAAAAAGAAAGTGTTAGCTGGAGCGTCTTCCATTGAAAACTTCGTTAAACCGTGCAAAGCTCCTTTAGAACCTTTATTATCTACCGTTCCTGATATATCATACGAGTCACACCCAAACGCTCCCATATGTTCGTTACCCGGATATTTTACACCGTTTTTTAGAATAACGTTATTTTGTAATTTTCCACTAGGCACCCAACTTACTTTAAATCTACCATTTGGATCTGGATTAAATGTTACTTGAGTATCCTTAACACCGTTTGTCCATTGAAAATTACCAGTGGTTAATACTGATGAGTTTCTATTACCTTCGTTATAATCTATTTGCTCGTATATTTTAACCAAGTTAAATAAACTGTTTCCTGTTTCGTCTCTAAATGCGTGCTCTTCAGTTCTTGGAAACTGGCGATAAAATTCGTTTAAAGCGTCTTGGTCATCTTTTAAACCTTCAGCTTCATTATTCCAATGATCAATAACTCCATAATCTATTTCTAATCCTTGTGGATCAAATGACTGTTCATCAGGAGTGTTGAACACAGGTCGTCCATATCTATCAATGAATCCCTCGTAATTCCATTCCATAGGAATAAACAAAGAATATAATCCCGACTTAGTTTGTCCATTACGATTTCGTTTTGTAACATCTGAATTATTGTATAAGTTTTTAAAATTATCACCACCTTTATCAAGAGCGTTGCTAGTACTACCCATCATACATTTCCCAACTACTCTACTACCTAGTCTTAAACAAGTTTTTGTAACTCTCCAGTTATTTTTTATATTATCAGGTCTCTCCCATTTGCCACTCTCATCGTGTACTAGTAGTGAAAGCTTTTCACCATCATAACTGTTATCACCTGTATTTTTCCAATCAATAGTTGTATCAAGTCCTTCAACATCATCCATCTCCTCACGCTCACGTATTTTCTTACGAGTAAACTTCTTAGCTGGAACTCTGTATGCAAGTTCGGACTTTGGTCGGTCCATACCATCTTGTATCGGTTTAAAGAAAAATGGATAGTTGAGACTTATTGGTACAACTTTATCTGTAAACATTTTTTTAGCATCAGCGCCAGTTTTAGATAATATGCCAAATCTACTATCACCTGCTAATGTAGCTAGGTTAACTGTTTCAGCTGAACTCATAAAAGAAAAACCAGAACGTCTATTTTTTAAATAACACATCCCGTAACTTCTTTTGTCTGATTTACAGGCTTCCCAAAATATAAAGAATAATCTGTTTGCCTCTCTATAATCTGGAGCTCCAACATCAATCTTGCTCCACTGTAAATACATATAATGTGTACCTGTTATATAAGTTGGTTTACCATTATTCATAAACCAAAATCCTTCTTCTCTTCTTCTGAACTCTTCGTCTATATAACCATAATGTTTTTCTTTAAAATCATCTGGATAATCTTGCCAATCAAATACTGTTTTAATTCTTTTAAAATCAAGATTAACTGGAAACTGTTTCCACATCTGCTCTGATTTAGTTTTGCTACAGCTGTATATTTCTTTAGGTTGTTTAGGTAAAGCTATTTGAAAACCTTGTATTTCTATTATCTCACCGATTTGCCCGGTTTTAGATACAGAAACTATATCAGCTTCTTTATTATAACCATATTCCCATTTTTTAGACTTATTAAGTCTTTTAATGGTATTTATTCTTATAGGCTCTACGACCTTATATAACGTCTGTTTATACATTACTTAGATCTACCTTCTGCAAATCCTTTAAACTTAACTTCTTTCTTTTCTTCAGTCCTACCTTCTAACATGTTCTCTTCTTCGTGGATTCTATTTAATATTTCAAATGCATCAAATATAGCTAACTTTTTTGTTGCTGCCGCATTTTTTAATCTGTCTGCTGATATATCCTCGTCTGAATCAACTATTGCTTCTCTAGCAACTTTAATCAATTCTTCAACTGCTTTATGCCCAGCTTGGATTATATTCTTTTTCGTTTCCTTGATATTCATATTTAATTGTAATAAATTTATTTAAAACTCTATATAATCTTTCTCCATCAATAACAAACTCATATTCACTACTAGGTTTAAATCCAATTAATTCTTGTTTATTAAAAGATCCATCAGAATATTTAATTACACCCATTAATGGTCTTTCTTTTTCTATGTTAAATTTATTAATAGCTTTTATTGGTTTCACAAAACTAAAACCTGGCATCGCTTTCCAATATTCTTGTTTATAAAGAAATATTTGATCTGCAGATATTATATACTTGTTATCTTTCCAGTAAGATCTACTGTTTTTTTCTCTACCTTTAACATCATGCCATCTTCTAAACACGTTGTGATGTACTATTATTTCATCACCCACGTCAATAGGTGATGGAAATAATAATGGAGTAGCGATAACTTTTGCTAATCTATTTACGTATTGATGATTAAAAACTTCAGTATTAAGTATTAAATCTTTATCACCAACTTTTTTAGAATTATTATATCTTTCTCCAATAGGTGAAATAACAAACTCTTTATAAGCTTTCATTAGTATTCTAGATTGTATTCAATAGATATAGCCATGTTTTTATTGAAGTCTTTCCAAGGTATAACTATATCTTTTTTTCTTATATATATACAGTACTTATCTTCTTCTTCTATTATATCACATATCTTATGACCACCATAAACTTCTTGATCTACGGCGTAGTGCATCGAGTCGTTTTTATAATCTTTACCTATAGTGATTTTTCTTATGATATTATTTTTCATCTTTTGGCCAGTTAATGGTTCCATCTGCTATATTAACATCATTAGATCCATATTCTTTATTAAGCAAGTCTTGAAACTCCACAACTTTTTTTTGTGTTAATCCAAGCTCATGAAGCAGGTTATGCTTTTGACCTTCTAATTTACCGATATTAAATTGAACGTTATTTATTACGTTTACTATCTCTTGTAATTGTTTTAAATGCTCACCGGATATTTTATCCATTTTTGGTTTTAAGTCAACCAACTTTTCTTTTTTTCCCATTTTATTTAATTTAATTTAATTTTTTATTTGCAATTATCTATAGTTCCAATTCTTCCATTTACAATTGCTATACCTCTATAAAGCGTGCCATTATGCGTTACCTTATAATTACCATCTGGCAAATAATAGTTCTCATGAGCTCTTTTTTGCGTGAAAAAGAACGTGCCTAAGGTATATCCACTCGCTGAACCAGCGCTGTGAAAATACGATTGTGTGACTACGCCATTGTTAAGAGCACAAGGAGCCCCACCAGTTACTAGTGAACCACTTATAGCGTGAAAGTCATCCGCATCTCTATGTTGTTTGTGTCTTTTTGCTACTACAGCTATACTTTTACCTTTAGCTTGACCTAAACTGCGACTATTACCTAATCCCATTATTTACCAAAATAAGCTATTACCCTACCCGCACTTAGTAAAAGAGAAGTCCATCTTCCATATATAGTTGCCCCAGCTGGTATTGTATGGTCCGCGATTACTGTTTCACCACCTCTACCAGTGCTGTTATTAGAACTAAAAAATCCTACTGTTTGCGAGTTAACGTTGTGAGCAGCAGACATTGTTACTGTTGTTACGCCATCATAAGCAGCCACTGTTGTTGGAGCTGTTAAACTTACTGGTATATCAGTATCACCCATAGACTCTATTATCATACCAACGCTTATATCTGAGTTAGCAGCACCAAGGGTCAGTGTTGTACTAGATCCAGATGTTGACGCTGTAGAAGTAGTATCACCAGTATCATTTGCGGAGGCTACAGTATTAATGAATTCTGGAGCGGCAAGTCTACCAGTTTGAAGCTCAGATACTAAACCAGTAGCATCAGCTGCAAATGCAGTAGCGTCTGCTAAAGATGTTATTGCTATTATAACCCCACCTTTTGGAGCATTTAATGCTACTGACGTGCTATCCGTTATTGCGCTACCTAATTGTCCAAAGTTATAAGCTGTCCCTGTTGAATTAATTCCCATAATTATTTATTATTTATTTGTTGTTCATTTTTCTTAGACGATCCGCCGAAAAAGAAATCGACTACCGTATTTACTTTAGCGCTCATAGCACCGAATATTGTTGATATAAAGCTTATTTCAAATTCTCCTAGGTCTATATCACCCATCATGAAGAATCTAAACATTACAAAACTTAAAGCGAAATATGCTACCGTGAAGAGCGTGGCAAGTACTTTTTGAATAATTGCATCGTCTTTATACATATCTCTAGCGCTCTTTCTGTCTTCGACTTCTTTAGCGAAGGCTTCTGTTTCGGCTTCGAGTAGTAATCTTCTAAGGGCAAGCTTTGCCTCATCTCTCTCTTTGTCTGTCGTAATAACTTTGTCAAGTATTCCTTCTGCATTATCTACTACTTTGCCGAATAAGCCAGTTACAAATTTTCCTATCATCGTTCATTATCTTTTATCATATCATCGATAGACTTATTCATTACCTTATCGGTGTACGATTGATTATTAAAAAACACACTCTTTTCCGAAGTAGGTATATCTTCCTCTCCTAATAATATTCGATATATCCTACTAATTAAGTGTGAGCATTTAAAAGAGGTTTTGAATACAGAGTATTTGATGGTTGTTCTGTTTCTGTGTCTCCACGTTTCTATCCAACCATTCCTCTTTAGTTTCTCCCAACGGTTCTTATCCCAACTCATGGTATATGTTCCGTCGATAAATTCTTGACGCGTAAATCTTCCTTTACAATCTAAGTAAATAAGAAGTTCTAAATCCGCATCAGTCAACCCGTAAGTTTTACAGGCCCATTTTCTAACGAGCCTGTAATACTTAAGGATTTGTAAATCACGTAAATCGTGACTTGTTAATCGCATTTGTTAGCTAGTAACAAGCGCAACTCCAGTAATATCAGCGCTAGCGTATTTAGCAGCAACAGCTATGTCATTACCTTGTATAGAAGTAGCTCCATCTGTTGTTACCACATTATCTGCAATAACCACAAAACCATCACTATGAGGTCCACCATTCATGATTGATACTAATTCAGCAGTAACTTCACGAAGTTTACCTTCAGTAACTGTTAATTGAGCATAATCATTTACGGCCTCATTTTTTAGGTTTTTAAACCAAATGTCTATTAGCGTTTTCGAAGCCGGTGCTATTGCAGTTATATTTTTAACTGGAACACTAGCTGAAACCGCTGCTGTTAGATCTGCATCTTCATTAGTAGCATCTCTAAAGTAAAAAAATTTATTCATTGTTTTATATTTTTAAAATTTATAATTTAGTTAACTATTAAGAGAATGCCGCTGTTCCAGCAGTAACTCCAGTTCCTTGAGCTGTTACATACACATCAGCAGCCCAACCATTCGCCGCACCAGTGGTATTAACAAATCTAACATAACTACCAACTCCACCATCTCCATTTGTTGCTCCAGTAATAGTAATAATATTATCTGCAGCTACAGCAACGTCACTTCTAGGAATTCTATCCGCATGAGAACCACTTGCTGTTCTAATAGTAGAACCTAAAGCAAAAGTAGTGTCATCAGCATGAGTAGTGTACGTGTGAGCGTTTGTGTTTCCTACTGCTACATTGTAATACACGTTGATCCAATCACCAGCTTTACCAGTAGCAGCTGACGGTAAAGTCATCGCCGTTGCACCAGCTATTGATTGATATTGAGCGTTAACCGGCAATGCTGTTGCAGATATATTCGTTGGGGCAGCGCCTCCAAGTCCAAAGTCCATAAATCTAGCATTATATGTTGCTGCTCCAATATTAATAGAATTTACTCCAGTAATACTTCGATGTGCATAAATACCAGCTACAGATAAATCATTAAATGCTAAACCTTCACCAGCAGCAACAGCATGAGTTGTTGTCATGTCATCAGCTATGATTGAAAATCCATCATGATTAGCTTTAGCTTTGTTTATAAATCTTACTAATTCGTTAGCAACCTCAAAAGCATCACCAACTATTGTTTCTAAAACAACAGTATCCGCAGCCACTGTGTCACCGTGAATTAAAGTGTTTCTTTTTACGCTTTCAAAAGACAACGTAACCCTGTTATTAGCTGATGGCGCAATAGATATTAAACTATCTGCTGGTAAGCAAACAGAGTCATCAATTCCGTCATTGTCAGCTTCATTTGCCTGAGCGGCAAAATATAACCAATTTTTCTTTTCCATTTATTTATTTTTTTATGATTAATAATTAATTTATGATTTTTTGTTCCCGGATTATGGGTTGCGGTTTATGTATAATCTCTTTAATAGAGATTACACGTTTTTAGCGAATAGTAATTATTCTACCATCACTATATCCCTAGCGCGTATTACCCTGTACATACTATCATTATAACTAATATCATGACCAGCAATAGCATCATAGTATATACTATCCCCAGTTTTAACCATTTCCACCAAGTTTCCGACAGATATGATATTAGCTTTTTTGTATCTATTTGTTTCATCTGTTTCATCTGTTAATATAAATCCACCAACTTTCTTTGGCCCTTCTTTTATTATATCTACTATAA